CGCTGGAAAATCCGGTTCCATTCGAAATCCGGCTTGGTGAAAAGCCCATAGCGATCGGGATAGGTATCGCGCAGATGCTGGGCGAGAAGCACCATATCCTTCGCGGTCGTCTGGTTGCCCGGATCGGGAAGACCCGTCGAATTGGCAAAGACACTGCGGTTCATGCCGAGTTCGCCGGCTCTCACCGTCATGCGCTTGGCGAAAGCGGAGTCGGACCCTGCCATGCCTTCGGCGACAATGATGCAGCCATCATTGGCGTTCTGCACGATAATTCCCGTCAGAAGATCGTTGACGCTGACGGAAGATTTCAGCGCTGCGAACATGGTCGAGGTCCGCGACGGCGCGCCACCCGTGCGCCAGGCATATTCAGAAACCGGATAAGCTGTCTCGGGCGTTACCTGCCCTTTGGCCAGCGCATCCAGCATCACCTCCACAGTCATCAGCTTGGCAAGCGAAGCGGGCGGAAAGGATTGATTTTCATTCTGGGAAAGCAGCACCGTGCCGGTTTCGGCATCGATCATATAGGCCTGTTCGGCCTTGGCGATGAAAGGTGCTGTTTGCGTTTGCGCTTGCGCCGGACCGTTACCGAAAAACGCAAATGCGAGCGCTGCCGCGACCGGGAGAAAAGAACGATGAATGGCCTTGTGCATGAAACCGCCCAGCTTTCCCTGCCGCAACCCGCCGCTCGCGACGAAAACGCAAGTCAGCCATAAACTCTTCAACCCGTCAGCGCGTCTTCGCCTGCTGACGCTTCACATGGGCAAGTATGGAATCCTCGTTGAGCGCTCCGCGATCGACGAGCACGCTGTCGAACGCACGTGAGGTTCTCGAAACAGCAGAGGATTCCTCGGAATAAGCCGCTGCATATTTGGACGACGGCGTTGGCACGCGCAGATAGTTGCCGCCAGGTGCTGCCGGCTCACGCGTAAAATTGCCTTCCGGGCGTTCCGCCAGGAACGGACCGATTTCCGGCAGGATTGCAAATTGTTCGAAAGCCGGTGCGGGGCCGTTGACCAGCGGCATGGCCTGGAGCGCTGCATTCTTTTTGGTGCCAACCAGCGCCGTCTGCGTCGAAGCACCGTAATTCGGGTTTGATGTCGGGGCCGGCACGAAATTCGGCGAAGCCGAAGCCACCATGACACCAGTCGCGATCTGCCCTTCCGGCGCAACACCCGGAGAACGAGAGCCCTTCGGAACATAGGACGCCATCAGATAAGGCATGTCGTGCCCATCAAGCGGCGCGCGGCCTGCATATTGCACCCGCACATTCGCCGTTCCAGTGCCCTTCATGTCGAGAAGATCTGCGGTCTTGCTGGAAACGTCGATCAGGCGACCTTCATGGAATGGTCCGCGATCGTTGACGCGCACCAGAACCGATGCACCGTTTTCCATATTGGTAATGCGCGCATAGCTCGGCAGGGGAAATGTCGGATGCGCAGCGGAAAGATGTTCCTTGTCATAGACCTCGCCATTTGCCGTCAGGCGGCCGTGGAAGGCGGAACCATACCAGGAGGCAAGACCGGTCTTGTTGTAACCCGGCTCTTCCTTCGGAAAATAACGTCGGCCCTTGACGGTATAGGCATTGCCGAGAAGCTCACGCCCGCCGCCCTTGGGAATGTTCTGGCCGTCGGCCACGCGCGGGCTGGCTTTGACGCCATATTCCGATTCGGAGAAATATTCCTTGCTGCGCTTCTGCTTCGGTTTGGTCTCAGAGGTGGTGGAACACGAGGCTGTCGCGGCGCAAAGCACGGAAATTGCAAGCCACTTCACGCCCGATCTGGCGTTGATGCCGAGTTTCTTGACCGTAGATTTCAAATCGTCTGCCCCACGCTGCTTGCAGGCTCGAAGAACCGCACCCTCATTTGCCTCGATGCATGCCCCTGCCATCGAAGCACCTAACAGTCGCTTAATCTTGTGCATAACGTGGCAAAAATGCGAACGACTTCTGCAAATTCGATAAAATTGTAATGAACGTGGTTAACGATTTATGTCTTTTCCGCAGCGCGGGAAGCCCGACGCGCCTGTAAACGCGCAGTCTCGAGATGTCTCCTGCTCAAGGAACAAACGAAGCCCGACCGCGTTTTCCCCTCGCAAACACACGAGCTTCCGCCGGTTTTCGGCTGAGTGAGGGAACATGATCAAGTCAATAAAAACCGCCGGCCTGGCACTCGGCATCGCGTTGGTGTCCATTGCCGCGCCTATTCACGCAAGTGCGCAGGACATGGAGCTGCGGATCGGCCCCGACGGCGTTCGCCCGGTTATACGTGATCGCGACCGCGACATGGACCGACGAGGACCTCCGCGCATGCGTGGCTGCGGCGAACGCGAAGCCCGCGCCGCCGCCCGCGAGGCAGGCCTGCGCGACCCCGAAATCGTGCGCGTCACACCCGGTCGCGTCGTCGTCCAGGGCTTCACCCGCCGAGGACCGGAGCGCATCACATTCGCGAACGAACGCGGCTGTCCTGAACTCTAATACATTAATCAACGGAACCCGCCGACAGGCGGGTTTCTTCATTTCGGTGATACAAGAAATTTCCAAGCTAAAGTACACCGCGTGGCTAACGCTGCCGGTTCTGTTGATTTCAAACTGTCTGTTTGGAATTTTATGGCAGATGGGGTGTCTGTCACGTTTAAGCCCCTACTGCGTTGAAATTGGCTCTAAAATTTTTTGGTCATTTTGAAATGTACCCGGTTTTATACCCGGGAATATTTTTCAGTTTTCAGGACGCCTTTTTCAGCCTTCCCACGGTCTGCCGGCTGTCCTGCCATCCCTTAATGTCAGCGACCGTCCATCGAACGCATCGTTCTCCCAACTGGCGGGGACGGGGAAAGTCGCCATCATCCATCCAACGGTACAGCGTCGACGAACCGACCTTCACCATGGCAAGGACTTCCTTGAGGGACAGATAAGCGTCAAGCGCGATAAGGTTTTGTGCGGGGGTGTCGGACATCGGTACGCTCCAAGCAAAATCATGACAACGGCGAGAGGCATCGCCGAGTTGGAACTATCCGCGTGAACAATATGGGAACATATGGGACGTTATGTCAAGCCACGGGAACTAAAGATGCAGACAAAAAAGCCAAACCACGAGAATGACCGTCGCGACAGCCACCACCCTGCCCTGCGGCTTCGCAGCTTCCTTTATGTGCCTTGCTCTAGGTCTCGTCATGTCGGCGTCTCCCGATCTCCGCGTGACGGAGGCGAAATGCCTTCAGGATAATCTCGACGATGATAACACCGCCGATACCGGTAATGAAACCGCCTACACTCGCGGATTGTTCCTCCGCAATGCTCATCGCGCCAAAGATGAAGTGAAAGAACTTCATGCCGACGGGGCTAAGAAAATAGGCGGCGGCGGCACCGACCAAGAACTTTCGCGCGCTAGGGCCCCAACCCGTCCACTCCATCGCGACGGACACGGCAGAACCGGCGATACCCGCAAGCGCGATCTTCCCTTCTGCCGACCCCCACCAGTCCCAAAAAGACATTAGCCTTCTTTCTTCACAGCGCGAATGACCGTGTTCCCGCCCATATAGAGGCCGGTATAGATCGTGAAAATTCCAAGGAAGGTAGCCAGATCGAGGCCCACCTCAATCTGAACGCCGGTGCCAGTTGTCCATAGCAGAGCGTTGAGCAACGGCCGGACCATCACAAACCATGCGATGCAGGCCAGCATGAGCCACATACCTGCAGGTCGCCACATCCAGCCGAAAGAGCTGTCCTTGTTCATTTCGGCCAGCATGAGGCGGTTCGCCTCTTTCTGCTGCTCGACTTCGGCAAGGATCAAAGCCGGGGCTATGGGTTCGACCTGGCTAACCGCCTCGTCCAGCTTGGTTTGCGGCAGCGTGGGCAGCTCATCGACCGTAACGCCGGCTTGCTTGGCAATCGCATCGATGACAGTGCCGCCGATCGCACCCGCGACGCCGCCCACCTGCTGCTCGAGGATGGTTTTGACTGTGGATGCACCGACGCGCAGCGCTGCGCCGATCAGGATAGAAGCAAGCGCGCTCATGCCGCGACCTCGTTGTAGGCCTCAACGCGGGCATCGGCGGCGCGCTTCTTGGCGATGAAGATGATGGTTGCCATGGCACCGGCCGCCACGATGGCGACGAGGAGCCAGACCGTTGTCGCGTCCGTCACACTTGATGGCTCGACCACTGGAGCGGCTGCTGGCGCCGACGCTGCGGTGGCGCTGGTGGTCGCCGCCTTCTTTGCAGAACTGGCCTGCTTTGCGGATGTGACGGATTCATAGAGCGCTTTCTCGCGGACCTGCGTTGCCGACAGGCCCATAGCTTCGAGCGCCATGGCGACGCCCCGCGCCTCGATGTCAGCGACGCGACGTCCCCAGCCCTTGCCGAAGGTTTTCCAGATCTTGAGTGACTGCATGAACGACAGGCGGGCGCGGCAGATTTTCTTTACCGTCTCGCTGTGGTCGTTGCTGCCGGCGGAAGCGAGCAGCCATTTGCGACCGCGGGAAACTCCGGAATTGACCGAAGCGTCGTAGACAGCCAGGTCAACGCCGGGGAACAGCTTATCGGCACCGCAGGCGAGCCAGAACTCGCTACGATAGAACTTGAGCGCCTGCGCCATGGTGATGTTGCGCACCGGCGTCCGCTTCATTCCCATCTTGTCTTGATATTGGTGCCAGCGGGTTTCGGTGATGCCGGACATCGTATTGCCGCCGGGATCGTCGGGATGGTCGCTCCATCCGCCCTCCCATTTGCCGGTCACGGCTTGGCAAATCTCGAATCTGTCAGTCATGGGTGCGCTCCGAAATCAGGGGCCGCACTCATGCGCTAGCGATGTGTTTCAATATCATGCGCCAGTTGTTGCAACAATCCGCCAAATCCAGTATTTAGAGAGCAGATGCGCATGAGTGCTGTTTGATCCTGAACCGGAGACATCACTCATGACCAAGACTGTGGTTGCCTTTGGCGATCCGAAAGCGCAGAAAAAGTGGTCTGGCGCGCTCTTCATCGACATCACCAAGAAAAGCTATTTCGACAAGAAGTTCATCGGCACTTCTGACGAATATGCGATCCAGCGTCTGACCGACCTCGAGTCGGAAGCAGGCGACACCATCACCTTCGATTTGTCGGTGCAGCTCCGCAACCGCCCGACCTATGGCGACAACCGCCTCGAGGGCAAGGAAGAAAGCCTTCGCTTCTTCTCCGACCAAATCAAGATTGACCAGATGCGTCACGGCGTTTCCGCCGGCGGTAAAATGAGCCGCAAGCGCACTGCCCATAACATGCGCCAGGTCGGCAAGAACCGCCTCTCCGACTATTGGGCGAAATTCAACGACCAGATGATCTTCATCTACATGTCCGGCGCACGCGGCATCAATGAAGACTTCATCGAAACGACGGCATGGGCTGGCCACGCCGAGAACCCGATCGAAGCCCCCGACGCCGATCACATTCTCTACGGCGGCGACGCGACGTCCAAAATCACCATTGATACGGCGGACATCATGTCTCGCGGCGTGATCGAACGCGCACAGACCAAGGCCCGCATGATGTCGGCCAAAGACCCCAAGAACGCCAACATGATGCCGATCATGATCAACGGCGAAGCGCACTACGTCTGCGTCATGAACCCGTTCCAGGAACACGACCTGCGTAACAAGGATCAGGGCGGCTGGCTGGACATCCAGAAAGCGGCGGCGACCGCCGAAGGCCGTAGCAACCCTATCTTCAAGGGCGGCCTGGGCATGATCAACAACACGGTCCTGCATAGCCACGAATGGGCTATCCGTTTCGCCGACTATGGCGCCGGTGCAGACGTCGCCGCAGGCCGCGCCCTGTTCATGGGACGTCAGGGCGGCGTGATCGCCTTCGGTTCTGCTGGCGGCTTCCGCTACACTTGGACCGAAGAGACCAAGGACCATGGCAATGAGCCTGTGGTTGCTTCCGGTGTGATCGCTGGCGTCAAGAAGACGCGCTTCAACAACCGCGACTACGGCGTGATTTCGATCGACACCGCATCGAAAGACCCCAACGCCTGATGACCTGCCCGGGGCTCGCCCCGGGCTTTTCCAGCTTCGCCATCGCGACCAGAACTCCAAAGGAACACGCTCATGACGCTCATTCTGAGCAAATATGCCAAAGGGACCGAACCCCTTTCCTATCCGTCCACGGCTGGCGAAGCTGTTGCCATCCGCTTCTCCCACCAGCTCACCAGCGCACCTGCCGTTGGCGATATTCTTGAGCTGGCCTGCATCCCGTCCAACTGCCGCGTTGCGGAAATTATCCTCGACATGGATGACCTCGACAGCAACGGCGCTCCCGCCGTTCTTTTCGACGTCGGCATCATGAGCGCGGCATTTGGCCTTGAAGACAACGCCCGCACCTGCGGCGCTGAATTCTTCTCCGGCTCCAATCTGGCTCAGGCAGGCGGTGTCGCGCGTCCGACGCTCAAGACTGCTTACCGCACAACGCAGTCGAGCATCGATCGAGGCATCGGCGTGAAATTCACCACGGCGGCAGCAACTTTCCAAGCCGGCGTGATCGGTCTCACCGTCTTCCTCACCAGCGAGTAAGCCCCTCAAGGCTGGCTACGACAAGGGGCTGCCAAGCCCCTTTTTCTTTCAAGGAGTGGATTATGAAGACTGTCATTGAATGCACGCTGGGTGCGACGGAACAGACGATCGGTGGCATCACCTATAGCTTCGACCGAGACGCCCATGGCCGTTTCGTCAACGAGGTGAACAGCGTTCTGCATCGCTCGCTCTTCCTCAACGTTCAGCATTACCGCGAAGTGCCTCTCGATCCTCCTCCGCCCGACGACGAAATCCCCGCATTTCTGTCCGCACAGGGCGGCAGCGGCGAAGGTGAAGGCACTGGCTCAGGTGAAGGCACTGGCGACGACGCAGACGATGATGACGGTTCCAACACTGGAGACGAAACCACTGCCGTCAATGTCAGTGAACAGACCGGCGGCGAGCAGCCCACCGGCGAAGA